CGACCGTGGCACTAGCCGAGAAAACCTGCGAGCTGGTCGTCCAGTTCGTCATCGCCCCGGTGACCGTCAGGGGCGTGGACCAGACCTCCGTGCTGGCCTTCTGCCAGAGCTGGATGACGGCACCGGCGATGTCATTGGCGCCCATCGTCGTGAAGGCGAGCGTCGGGTCGGTATCGCCGGATTGCCAGTCGCGGTACCAGGCCATGACCTTCATGGACCCGGTGCCGTTGCCCTTGTCCACTGCTCCATCGGCGAACTCGGAGCCGATGGCCGTCCAGCCCGAGACATCCGCCGTGATCGCCCAGTTCTTCCATGAGGCGAACAGGAACATCCGGTCGCCCGCGGCGGGCGTGCCCGGGATGGCAACGGTGCCGTTGGCGATGTATTCCGCCCACGTTCCCGCGGTCTTGAGGGAGATCGCCATCAGACGCCCGCCCGCACGCGCCGGTACCAGGTGCCGGCCGAAAGCGACGTCTGGACGGTATGGCGCGCTTCATTCCCCGCATAGGCCGCGGGCACGCCGGTCGGGGCGACGGCCTCCCAGCCCGTCCCGTTCCAGAAGTCCCAGCCCGTCTGGCTCAGGTCGCTGCGGATCTCGCGGAGATCCCCACCATCGAACGTCGCCACCTTGTCGAGCTCCAGCTCGAAGAACAGCGGCGCGGCAAGGTAGGGCATCGTGAACTTCAGCTCCGGCAGATTCGCCATCGTCACGGTGTCCGCCGGGGTCGTCCAGACGGGTACCGGGAGCGTGGCGCCGTAGGCCGTACCGGTACCCGCGGCCAGCTCGGCATTGACGCTGACACCGGGCGCGGGCTGATTGGCGGCTCCGGTGCCCGCCGCGACGCTCGCATTCGGGGCGATCGAGACCGTCGCATTCCAGGCGGTCCCGGTCCCGGCCGCGACGCCCGCAGGCGCATCGGTGCCCGATGAAGTCGAAACGGTCGCATCAAAGGCGGCGCCCGTACCGGCAGCCAACCCGGCGTTCGGCGCGATGCTCGCGGCGGGCTGGTTCGCGGTTCCCGTGCCAGCCGCCACCCCCGCCTCGGCATCCCGGGCAAAGGCGACCGTCGCGTCGAGGGCAGCCCCGGTGCCGGATGCCAGCGCGGCGTTGACGCTGACGCCGATGGACGGCTGCTGCGCCGTCCCCGTACCGGCTGCCAGGCCGCTCGCAGATTCCGTCGTGATCGCGGCATCGTTCGCGGTGCCCGTACCCGCGGCCAGCCCGGCATTGACGGCGACCGAAGCGGCCGGAGCCTGGGCTGCGCCGGTACCCGCTGCCAGTTCAGCGTTGGGCTGGATATCGGGTGCCGCCGTCCAAGCGGTGCCCGTGCCTTCGGCCAGCCCGGCGGGAGCGTTGGTCCCCGACGTGACAGAGACCGTGGCGTCGTTGGCAACGCCGGTCCCTGCTGCCAGGCCGGCGTTCGGGCTGATGCCGGCCGCTGGCTGGTTGGCGGCACCCGTGCCGGATGCGACCCCGGCATCCGCGTCCCGGGAGAAGATGACCGTCGCGTTGTTGGCGGTGCCCGTGCCGCTGGCGAGGCCGGCGTTGGGCGCGATGCCAGCGGCAGGCGTCGGAGCGGCACCCGTGCCCGTCGCGACCCCCGCAGCCGGAGCGATGGCCGTGGCGGCGTTCTGTGCGGCCCCGACTCCGGCCGCGTTGCCAGCGGCGGGCTGGACGTTCGCGGCCGCGGCATTCGCCGTCCCTGTACCGCTGCTGAGCCCAGCGTTCGGGGCGAGGCCGATGCTGGCGGTATTCGCGGTTCCGGTGCCCGCGGCGTTCCCGGCCGGGGCATTCGTGCCCGCTGCCGGCGTCCACGCGACGTTCATGCCCATGAGACAGACCGACGCGACGCGGTTCGCCGTCTCGGGACGCACGACACGCATGACCGGCGATGTGCCGACCGTGACGGACGGGCTGGTCGTCAGCGTGCCGAAGTGGAGGCCCCATTCGCTCGGGTATGTCCCGAGTGCGCTCGGGGATGCGTCGCCGACCGTGATGTTGCCGGTGGCGGCGATGGCCGGGTTGCTCACCACCGAAAACGCGAGGAGTTTTGCCCCGGTCGTGACGTCCTCACCGTGCGCCGCGACGAGCTGGATAGCGAGGACCGTATCGGCCGCGGCGACGCCCGCCGTGCTGTACGTCGTCATGTTCGCGTCGTAGGCGTCGGTCGTGCCGCCCGAGTTGCCCGCGTGCTCGATCTGGGTCAGGTCGGTCTCAGTGGCGGTGCCGATGGGCGGGGTGTTGTTGACGGCATCGTAGAGGTTCGTCGTGCCGCCCGCGCCGCCGGTCCAGAGCGCGGCGCGAGCGCTGTCGCTGATGGGCAGGAGCAGCGCGACCTTCGACGGAGCGAGGAAGCCGGCGCTATCTTGGATGATGTCATCGAAGTAGAGGTCGAGGGCAGATGCGGCGCCACCCGTAACCCCGAAGTTTATGGAGTCGGCCGACAGGGTTCCCGTACCTGTCAGCGCGTCCTGTCCGTCAATCTGGAGGAATACAACGCTCGTGCCCGTCGAACGACGGACGCCAATCCAATACCATTGTCCCGTCGAGAGCGCCGTTGCAGTCGTCCCGATGAGGGTAGAGCCTGTTGAGTAGTAACTGAGCGTCCCATCAGGATTCAGTCGGAGGTTGGGAGATGAGCCCCCGGGCGGCCATACGATGCCCCGCTGAACGGTCGGCAGCGTCGCAAGATATAGCCCAAAGTGCAGATAGTTCGTGCTCGCGGCCGCCGTAGGATTGAGCCAAGCGCCCGCCCCACTGGCAACATCGAACCGAACGGACCTTGGTCCGGTTCGCTTTATCGAGGTGTCGTATGCCGGACTACCGTTACCGACGGCGACGTCATCGGCGGTGAACTCACCCGCATCCAGTGAACTGAACCACGTTACAGCCATCTATGCGCCGACCTCGAACGAGAGCCAGGCCCAGATGTGCGAAACATTCTTCGCGTCGTAACTGAACAGGATTGCCCGGCAGCTCGCTGCGCCGGACCACCAGATAGCGGTACCAGGACTCTTCCAGCCGAGTTCCATCGCGTTCGTGATGGCGTGCCAGCCGCCAGAAATGTGTTCCTTCTCCAGCGGGAAGAGGAAGATGCGATAGATACGCACGCCATCTTGCCAGCAGTCCACCTGCGTTTGGGGCGAGCCGGGATACTGCGGCTGACGGGACTGTTTGGCCGCGTCCTGCGGGTACGTCTCATCGAAGCTCACGAAGTCGCCATACGCGAGCGTCGGATCGACGAGGGCGACTGAACCCTCGACATCGGGCGACGGCGCCGACGTGACCGGCGCCGCAATGAGCAAGACCGCAATGAGCGCGGCGAGGATGCTGCGGCGCATGGTGGTCCTCCTATTCGGTTGGGACCAAAGAGTTCGGCGGTGTCACAAAGTAAGTTGGAATATCCCGTTGGCATGCCAGATGACCGTGAATGTGCCATCGGTGACGCTCTGGATTCCCCCGAAGTAGTTGTAGCAGAGGCCCTGGTCGGCGACGGGCGTGACGATCGTGTCGTCGTAGACGAGGCAGCCGAAGACCGTCAGCAGGGTGGCCGAGGTGCCGGAGGCCGTGTTCGCGGCGTCGAAGGTGTAGACGTTCGTGACGAACACGGACGTGGGCGAAGTGAGTGCCACGCCGCCCACGGCCCACTCCGCGCCGTCGCTGACCTCGTTGCCCGTGGTCACCCACTGGCCGACGTTGTAGGCCGTGTTGGCCGAGGTGACCGTCTGGTCGGGCGTGATGTCGTTGTCGTACAGCGCGACCTTGAGCGAGGCGTCGGTGTTGAGGTCGATCGCGGTCGTGTTGTTCAGCACATCCGTGATGAGTGCCGAGAAGATCTTCGAGGCGGACCAAGCCATCAGTCGAGTCCTTTCTTCTGCTCGGCCAGCGCCTGAGCAAGTGCTTCTTGGGCGCCTTTGAGATGGGCGCGTTGACGTTCTCGCTTGTCCTCGGTTTCGGCACCCGCGAGGTGGGCTTCCATGACCTTGACCTTGGTCTGAGCGGCCTCGACGGCGCGCTGCGCCTGGGCGCGCACCGCGGCACGGCGCTCGACCTTGATCCGCGCGATGACGGCGGGGTCGGTGGGCGCGGTGTTGTTCTCAATCTTCACCATCGGGTTATAGGCGGTGCCCGCCCCGGTCCCGGGCGTGATCTTCGTCATCGGACTCCTCCAGTGGCGACGGGGGCGTAGACCGCGGTGTCCTGCCCGTTGTCGCGGGTCGTGACGACCGACATCACGGGCCGCCCGTCCTCGTCGGTCTGGACCTTCTCGGTCCCGACGTAATCCTCGCGTTCGCGGGCCTCGACCTTTGCGGCGACCCCGGCGGGCACCATCGGATACGTCAGGCCGCGGAGCTTCGCGCAGGTGTGCAGGCGGGTATGCGGTCGGGCTTCCCGCGTCTGGCTGGTCAGCCCGCAGTTCGGGCAGTACCAGTCGCGCACGGGCGGGGTGAGGATGGGGATCATCCGACCGCTCCCGGAACGGCATCCACGACGACGCTATCGAGGAGGTAGATGACCTCGCCCTTTTCGCCGCGGATGACCTTGCGCCGCCGTGGCGCGCTGATCCGCTTCAACGCTTCGCGCTGCTCGCCCATCGCCTGGTCCAGCCGTTCGCTGAGCGCCACCATGGCCTCGGCCAGCGGCACGGTATCCATGGCCGGGACATTCACGACAGGCGCCGGAATCTCCCGGTCATCGTGGAATGTGGCCTCGGCGATGTTCACGTTCACGGGGTCGGCCCGCATCGGTGCCGCGGCCACGACAGGCGGAGCATCGATGGCGGTCATCTGCGCCTGCACGCGATAGACGTCGCCGCCCTCGACCGGCGGCAGGTCTTCGAGCCGCCGCACGTCGTCGATGGACAGGAAGCCGTTCAACAGGCCCGTGGCATAGGCGCCATAGCGCGACACGAGGTCACCGCGCAGGAGGCCCGCCACGTTGAACTTGATGTAGGTCGTGTCGCCGCTCGTGAGACGCCGGTAGGCGTTCTCGATGGGCACGATGTAGTGCGCCAGGCCCTGCACGTAGTCGATGGAGCGCTGCTCGATCGACGCATAGCCGACCGCCCCCGGCTTCTGGGAACCGAGCTTGTGCGGAGGGATGCCGTAAATGCGGCATGCCTCCTCGACCTGGTACTCGCGGATGACGCTGAGGTCGGCATCCTTCGGGTTGATGCCCGAGGCAACCCAGTCCGCGCCGCCCGTCAGGAAGCCCAGCGCCCCGCCGCCCCGCCAGCCCTTGTGCCGCTTGCGGATGGCGTCAGCCATATCGTCGAGCTGTTTCTGGTCGCCCTCGCCGGGGACCTTGATGAAGCCGGGCATGAGCGCGCCCGAGCCGAAGAAGCGCGCCGTGTAGCGCTCCGCCGCCATGCCGAGCCCGATGCCCTGCTCTGCCGCCTTGATGGGGTTCAGGCCCCGCAGCGCGCCCGGCTTGCGGAAGGGCGCGATGTGGATCATGTCGAGCGGTGTGAACATCGCCTCGGAACGTCCGCGCCGGCCGACGACGTGATATTCGGGAGACCGGAAGGGCTTGCGCACCTCGATCGTCGTCGGCGCAAAGACTTCGAGGCGCTGCGGATCGTGGACACCGCCCTCGGCCCAGATGAATCCATTCCCATCCTGGAGCAGCGAGAGCGCGACCTGCTGGACATGGCTGCCGAATGTGATCGACGGATCGAAAGGATCGGGCAGGTCGAGCCAGGCATAGCGGAAGAAGGGTTCCCGCGTGCCATCGGGTTTCTTGACGAAGCTCCCCACCGGCAGGTTCGAAACGTCATCACTGATGAGCTTCTGTGCCGCCCAGATGGGCGAAGCGGTCAGGGCCGTATCGACGTTGACGGTGACGCCGGCCTCCACCCGGGGATTGAACTCGAGGCCAGTGCCCCAGAGCGTCGCTGGCGAGATGGTGCGACGCTCTGGCAGAAGGCGGTCGAAGAGCGCCACGGGCTACTCCTTGGTAGTCAATCCGATGAAGAGCAGGGCGAGCCCGGCCGCCGCGACGCCAAGCGGCAACGCGAGGAGGAAGGCCGCGGCTACGAGCAAGGCGAGACCGGCGAGGATGAGCAGTCGGGTCACTCGTCATCTCCGAAGTAGCGTTCCAACTCGGCCTGCTCTTCAGCCGGTGTCGGCGGCGGGGGCGGGTCGATGGGAATGAAGCGGGGGATGGAGGCAAGAGCTGGCGGCGCGACCATGGCCTGGGCATGGACCATCGCCGCAGCCGTGAGGGCATCGACGACACGGCGCTCCTGTTCCGGCCCCAGGCGCGATTGCGTCGGGCGATCGAAGCGCGCATCGCCAAAGGGCAGGACCCGGGCGATGGCGTTGAGCGCGTGTTGCGTCAGGCCGGCATCACCGGCGTGCTTGAGCCAGCCGCCCCGGAGCGCCTCCATGAAACGGTCGTAATCCTGGACCGCGAAAGTGTTCGTCTGGGGACGATCGATGACGACCGCGCCGATGTCGGTCTCGATCCAGCGCCCGAGCTGTTCCGCCCGGCTGGTGTCCATGACCACGGTGTGGATGGGGTTCAGCGCGTGGATGTCGCGGATGGCCTTCTCAACGCTGTCGGGGTCGAGCGAGGTGCCATCACGCGGCGGCACGAGGACCGTGGCGGGTCCGAAGAGCCGGTAGTGCGGATCGCGGACCCAGAGCGGCACGGCGGCGGTGGTATCCCACTTCCAGGCCACATCGAGCCCGAGCCAGATCGGCACGCCCGCGGGGATGCGCTCGGCCGTCTTCGCGGCGTACCACTCGGCTTCGGTGATCGCGGCGGCATCGTTGCGCGTGGGGAGGTTGCACACGAAGCGCCGCCAATGCGAGAGCGTCATCGTGGGCGTGGCGCGCTTCTCGCGCAGCGCGGGCATCTTGATCGAGCGCAGCGGATTGGCGCGTTTGACGAGGCGGAAGTCCTCGACGTCGCCGCCCTCGGGCACGGCCCATTCGTGGAGCACGAGCCGCGACGAAGAGGCGCGGGTGAAGGTGCCGTCGACGCGGAGTTCCGTCGCTTCCTGGCGGATGCGTTCGAGGGTCACTTCGAACTCGCTGCCCGGCTCGCCGCGCGTGGAGATGGCGGCGATCTGGCCGCCACGCTTTTCGAGCTTGCCGCGCCACGTCCGGTAGAGCCGCAGGTCGCGATGACGATGCAGCTCGTCGATCAGGGCCAGGGTCGGGAGGACGCCATCGCCGGTCCGGTCATCGGCGGCGAAGATTTGGATGCGCGAGTGCGTACCGTCGAAGCGGATGCGACGATAGCCCCCCAGGCAGCGGAAGCCTGCCAACTCGCTGCGCTCGACGAAGCCCTCGGCCTGGCGGTACAAGATCTCCGCTTGGTCACGCGACGATGCGGCGACCGGGACGTTGGCCGATGGCGTGTGCTGGATGTGGTAGAGCGCCAACGCCGCGATGAGGGTGGTCTTGCCGTTGCCCTCGGGCACGATCAGCCAGCACTCGCGGATGCCGGCGAAGAGGTCGCGGATGAAGGCGGCCTGGAAGGGTTCGATGACCCAGGGCGTGCCGCTGTCGAGGATGAGCGTCCGCGCCCATGCCCGGAAGTGGCGGATCGTGAACGGCTTCAGGCCTGCCGCGCAGGCGGCGCAGCAGGAGACTACCGATGCGGCTTTGGGGCTGGGCGGGACTGGCCGAACGGGCGCAACGATGGGAGCGGCTGGCGTTGGGCGAGAGTCTGCTTGAGGTGGCGCACTTCGGCCTCGAGGTCGGCGATCCGAGCGTGCGCCTGGGCTAAGTCCGGCGAGGTGGCGGTCCGCCCTCCGGCCCGTCGCCGCGCCCGATATTCACGCATGTAGGCGGCACGGCTCACCTGTTACGCCTCTGTTACGGGTGTTACGCTTTCGCGTAACAGGTGGTGGGGATGGCCTGGGCCTCGGCTGTAACTCGCGGAAAGG